TAAGAAAGCAATTTATAATACAAAATAAACATCATTTGCATTAAAGGTTGCAGACAGTGATTTTTTATCTATATAATGATAACTCAATGGTAATTGTTGTTCTAATTTACTGACAATCCATACTGGCATGCCTAATCTATTGTAATAAATGCTGTCAAATTCAGATGACCAATTGCTGGTTAATAATTCCGTATTTGTAATAATTTCATTTTTTCCTAAAAATAATGCAAACCGCACAATGCCGCCTTTGATATATCTGCCGTGTTCATTGTCTGTGATTAATTTCCCGTATTTTATTTCAGGCATGTTTGTTTTAGACCATCCGCCATTTTTAATGGAATGCACGTAATCTGTAAAAGAATAATTCCCAATGGTTTCAATGTCTGATACGCCAAAGACAAATGTAAAATTCAATAACGATTCATGTTGTCCAGAATAAGCCACCACAGGCGTTTCAATTGGGATTCCCTCTGAATCGTGCAAGATAAGTAATTGATTATTATTTAAAAATAAAGTGGAAACGACGGATTCTATTTGAAAATTGCAAATATTATTATAATGAATGATTTCATCAATAAGAGAGAGCCATACATTTGGACCAGTGATTGTTTCATCGCTAATGTCAAAAAAGAGATACAAGTCTTCATCCATGGTCAAATATCCATTGTATGTGTAATCCGCCTCTTTTGATTCGGGAGTGGATACGAGATCCGATGACTCAGAAAACATTGTGTATTCTGTAAACGCATTCTTGGGCTTGCATAAAAATCGCAACAATTCCATGGTTTCGCTGACAAGACATGACCCATTGATATACTTGAAAGACGGGAATGAAATTGTCGTGTCTTTTTTATAAAGTAAATATTCAAGGAATGGTTTCGCCGCTCCAGTGTTGATTTTGTATGCGCAAATGTAGACGGTCTCAAACATTCTATTAAACTCGTCATTTTTATGTAATGTATCTAATCCGGAATACATTGTGTTATAGAATAAATAATAGTCTTTATTTATCTATTTTACGCTTAATTGATTCTTTCATTATTTCTTCACGATTGCTCAAAATATGATTCGCGATTTCTTGTGCAATTTCTAAGTCGTCTTTATAATATGTTTGCAATGTGGTTAAAAGCATTTTAGAATTGATTGGTTTTTTAACAATATTTTTTTTATACAATACTGCTCCGCCATTGAAATTAAAACAGTCTATATTGTTTTCTTTCATGACATGCATGAGGTCTTCCGTCAATGATTTCTTTTTGGCGTTTCTCTCTTTAATATCATTTTTGAGTTTTATAATTTCATTGTCTATTTTAATCCATTCTTTAATGTGGACAATTAATTCGTCTTTACTCTCCATAAATAATAATATCACAGATTTTTATATTATTATTTAGAATTCTTTTTCGCCTCTTTTTGTGCCGCCTTTTCCGCCGTCTTGGTCGCCTTTTCCGCTACCTTGGCCTCTACCTTGGCCGCTACCTTGGCCGCTACCTTGGCCTCTTTTTCCGCCTTCTTTTGTGCTGCATTGGCCTCTTTTTCCGCCTTCTTTTGTGCTGCATTGGCCTCTTTTTCCGCCTTCTTTTGTGCTGCCTTGGCCTCTTTTTCGGCCGCCTTTTCCGCGACCTTGGCGGCAGCCTTGACCAACTTTTCGTCATTTTTGTGTTTAATGTAATGCATGTAACAAAAACAAAATTCACTTGTTATGACATTTCCAACATGAGTGCAAGTGACTGTGATATTCGTGTCAGTTTCATCAAGAATCATGTATTGACATTTCGCCAAAGATTTCCCATTTGCATACTCTACAATTTCGGGATTAATGAAATTGACGCCGTGCACCTTGTCAAAGGGCAGTTCGGAATAATATGGCAAGATTCCCGTCTGTCTTTTACGACAAAAAGGGCATCTTATTTCATTCATATTCAATCGTCCTTTGACTCCTTCCATGTAATTGTATTTTTTTTTATGATTGTATATATCTTTATAGATGGGTTCATAATTGAACTTATGTCCGCATTCAAACGTGAAAAAACGGTCTTCAAGTGGAGTATTTGATATTAGACAAAGTCCCTCGTCTGTGGTCCTTTCATTTTCGCTAGAATGTGATGCGATGTTTTGTTTCAATGTCTCGTAAAAATTGAGACCATTTTCTATATTATAATTCATGATAATTATCCTAAAAAAATATCTTTATATGTATTAATGTCAATTAATAAATGGGGTCCGGCTGTATGGCTGTTGTTTCACACAATAGCCGAAAAAATAAAAGAGCCAGACAACACCCGATTGTGTCGCGAAGTATTTAATCAAATCAAAAATATATGCAAATATTTGCCTTGTCCGGATTGCGCGAGTCATGCCACGACAAATTTAGCAAATGTAAATATATCAAGAATTAACAACAAGACTGATTTGAAACAGGTATTATTTATTTTCCATAATTCCGTGAATGTCCGAAAAAAGAAGGCGGTGGTTTCTATAGATGAATTGGAAAAATACAAGACTGCGAACTTTTCTAATGTGCTTCAGAATTTCAAATTGAATTATAATTCAACAAGAAATATGAAATTAATGAGTGATTCATTTCAACGAAAAATAGTAATCGCGCAATTCTATCAATGGTTGGAATTAAACAAGGGAGGGTTAGGTGGATGAACTGCCGATTAATTCGCCGTTTTTATAGACTGAGCATTTGAATGTTTGATTTTTAGGCATTGTGCATATTTCTTTGTTGCTTGAGTAATCATTGAAAAATAATAGATTGCTTAATCCAGGCGTATTTATCATAACGCATACCAAGGTTGCACTAATGGCAGTGCCGACCAATATATTTACAAATGCGTTGGAGGATTCAACACACCCACTGCGATTTTTGACAAAAGTGTCAAATATAAAATACATGGTCAATCCTACCAGCATCCAGAGATTTATATTTTTATTTATAAACATTGGAAGAAAAATATATGTCAATGTGAATGCAAAAATGAATGCACTGTACGAGCCATTGCTTTCTACATTTGTGCTATATAATACAGTCATGCAATCGGGAGATGCGCCTCCTTTATATATTTTTCCGCCTCCTGTTTTTGGGGTTGTTGTTGGGGTTGTTGCATCGGAGATATTTTTGAGAGCGGCGGCTTTGTCAATCGCGGAAGTGGTGCCTGCGGCAGCGGCTTGTGGCCGAATCGCATTAGACACGGACCTTTTCTTTTTCAAATAAACGAATTCTCTGCACACGACAAGCAATAATAGCACACCCAAATAGAAGATTCCTTTGAAATTTTGAAATATAAATGACAAAGAGACTACTCCGAGAATTAAAATGATTGGAGAATAAAATGCAAGATATTTTATAATTTCTGATGGGTTATAAATACTTAATATATTCAGACTGCTCATATAATAATTTATATATAATAATTTTAGTCAAACATTATTATATTGATGTAATGTAATGAGAAGCCCAAAAAACATTCAAATAATAAATAAAATCGCATTTTATCAGCATGTGATAGAGATGACCCTATTGCATATTCATAAAACCGGAACGAGAACGAATGCTGAAATGAACGATGCTATACAATCTCTCTTTAAAGTGAATAATAAACTAAAACAATTGTCGTCGCCTCAGACTGAAGTTGAAATGGTGAATTCGTTGCAAGAAATTAATAATGATTTGTCTATTGTCATTAAAAAATATGGAACACATTCGTTTGAAGATTTACTAATGATTTGTTTTGGCACAATGGTCATTCTGGATTCAAAATACGAATTATTAAAAACATATTTTCACCCAACTAGTTATGCCATGAAATCCGAAACAGTGGATGGCATTGTTTGTAGTGATGTCAATTCCAAACATTTTCACCTTAAATTGTATGGAATAAAAGTGTCAAATCAAAACATGGTTATTAGTGGAATCGTGGACAATGTAATGATTGATTTTTTAAACAATGAATACATTTCATCGAAACAAAAAGAGTTGATTGAAAATTCGGATTTTCACAAGAAATCGTTTGGAAATTTTATCTCGGGATTATCTTTAAAGGATTATTTAATCTATGATAATTCCGGCAATGTGTATAATAAATATGCCGGATACATGAGTAAAATAAAGCAAATGTCTCAGTGCATGATTTCCAACATTGTAAAAGAATTTAACACGTCTGATTTGTATATGAAACGCGAATTATTAATTCAATTGTTGCTTGATGATGATAATTTTGAACACCAACATTTGGCGTATTTATTATACGACCTTCTCTCTAATGATGTAAATAAAAATGACCAAGAAATATTGTTTGAGAGTTTGCCGTGGTGCATGAAGAAACAGTTGACAAAGCCTGTCAAGTATTGCAATCATTCTGCCTTTTTAGAAATAAATAAAATACCGTTAGAACAGCAACTCTATTTATTAAAAACGAGTGATGCGGTCAAGGACCGTGCTTTTGCTAAATTAAAAGAGATAAAAAACAAACAGGATGACAACGGGTCCAAGGCGCGTCAATATTTAGAGGGATTATTGAAGATACCTTTTTCAATCTACAAGAGAGAACCGATATTATGTTTAATGGAATCTGTTCGTGCGAAATTTCAGGCATTGTGTAAACGCGACGTGGTTGTAGGCACGGTCACGACTATGTCGACCCCCACAAACATTGAAATCATGAAATACATTCAAACTAATAAGAATGATTTGGACGAGTTTAAATGCACGATTGATTCTTATGACAAACAAAAATTAATAGAATTACTTGTGAAAATGAATGATTCTATTGGCATAGGTGTTAAAAAAGAAAAAGGCAAAACAAAGGCTGTATTGAAAGAAGAAATTTACAATCATGAAAGTTTGCCAGATTTCTCTCGGAAAGTAGAAATAGATGTAATTCAAAAAGACTTGTCAACCATTCAATCTTATATAAATAATATAACACCCATATTAAATGAATCTGTCTATGGCCACGCGAACGCGAAAAAACAGATTGAACGCATCATTGGTCAATGGATCAATGGTTCAATGTCTGGATATTGTTTTGGATTTGAAGGCGCGCCAGGCGTTGGCAAAACATCTCTCGCGAAATATGGATTGTCTAATTGTTTGAAAGATGAACACGGGACAAGTCGTCCATTTGCAATGTTACAGATGGGTGGGGATTCAAATGGAAGCACGTTGCACGGTCACAACTATACCTATGTCGGGTCTAGTTGGGGAAGCATTGTGCAAATATTGATTGACAAAAAATGCATGAATCCTATTATTTTTATAGATGAAGTGGACAAGATTAGTAAAACAGAACATGGCCGGGAAATTGTCGGAATTTTAACGCATTTATTGGATAGCACCCAAAATGATTGTTTTCAAGACAAGTATTTCAGTGGAATAGACCTGGATTTATCAAAGGCGTTGTTTATTTTATCTTACAATGATCCCGAATTAATTGACCATGTTTTGTTGGATCGCATCCATCGCATTAAATTCAACAATCTTTCTCTCGAAGATAAAATCATTATTTCTGAGAAACATCTTTTGCCTGAGATTTACAAGAAAATGGGATTAGAAAAGATGATTGTATTTGATGAATCTGTGGTGAAATTCATTATTGAAGAATATACATGTGAATCCGGTGTTCGCAAATTAAAAGAGTTGTTGTTTGAAATTGTATCTGAGATTAATTTGGAGATTTTAAAGAAGAATTGCGTGGTGAATTATCCGTTAGTAGTGACAAAATCCGGTGTGGTCGAAACCTATTTAAAAGGGTGTGTTTCTATTACTCCCTATAAAATTCATC